AAGTATTTTGGTAAGAAGAAGGCCGGAAAAGAACCGACTTTTGAAAAAATGGAGAAAGCGATAACCCCAGCCACCATGGGCGTATCTCCTCCATCTCCGAAAAATGAGGGATCGACACCCGCTCCTCCACCGAAAGGAAACGAGCGAACTTACAAAACAGATAAGGACAAAGAGGTCAAGACAAAGAAANGTTGGTGGCCCTGGTAAGAAATAACTTTTGAGATAACCGGGGATGGTGGCCACTTGAACCGGTGAATCTCCCCCAAGTTTACAGAAAAAGCCCCTACCGTGCACGGGAACGTTAGGGGCTTTTTCTTTGGGGTAAGGACAAAATGGAGAACGCCAGAAAAGTAAAATTATTTGGAGACCGGCAGGAGGCTTTGAGAAAATACGGCCAGGGCCAGGCCCTTTTGCGGGCATCAAAAGCCATCTCCGAACTTTTGGGAATTCCTTATTATCGTCTCTTTAGTGCCGATAAGCAGGTGATTGCTCAATCCATTTCCGGTGTGCAGGATCAAATCATTCTCAACGCCCCAGAAATTTTAAAACCGGAAGAAGAGATCGAACCCTATTGCAATATCAATTTTATAAATCTTCCAGAAGAAATTCCTCCGATGAAATGGTATGCACCAGGTCAGGAGACATGGGAAAAGATAGATGACGCATGGATTATTAAAGACCCGAATGGCGTGATTGAGATTGAGGGAGTTGATTATATAAAAACATATTATACCCTGAATATAACAGATTGTAATGAATGTTCTGGTTTTATTTCTACCGTTTGTAAAACAGAAGAATTATTTTTAGCCAGATGCCATCCATACAATTACGATGCCACAAAGCTCCTTTATCGGGGAGGGTCTGTTCCATATTTTCAGGGATGGCCGGAAAGAGTTCCCCCCGTTCCTCCCGATCCAGAAAATCATCTTATTTATAGTTTTTATGAATATGGGCAAGCAGAGATTTTAAAGTTTGACCATGATAATCAAGGTTCTTATTTTTTATGGAAAGCCTATACTGAATGGGGATCGTTCCCTCCCACAGATATAACCTTTTCAAAAACTGGTTTAGGATACCTTCTCTTAAAAGCATTTATCCTGTTTGAGGGAATGGAACTTTGCAAGAAAGAAGCTATCGTGAAGGTGGATTGTTGTCTGAAACCTCTCGATGCGAGAAAGGTAGAAATCTGGTGGGAAGATTTTGGAACGTGTCAGCCATACATTATATATCCAGGAGTTGTCTATAATTCTCTTTGTAAAATGCCAACAGAGGTTCCAAGCCAAGGAACCAATAGTTTAAATTGGTACGGGAACACACATCCATATCAGCCTCTCTATGCCATACCAGAGATCAATGGAAGCTGCCTACCGGTTGAATGGAGTTTTGTCGGCCCGATTACTTTTAGGGGAAATTCAAAGAAAAATGATAACACTATTTATTTCCAACTGGGTGAAATCGCATGTAATGAGTCGATTTTTATAAGATTGAAAGATAGATGTGGTTCATCCTATGAGGTGAGGGGATCGCCCTGTTGCGAAAATGCTGCCCCCCTATATATCTCTTATACTACTCTTCAGATGAGTTGTAATCAGCAACAAACCTTATATGCCATGAAAGGATGCGGCCCATATTCTTGGGCCTTAATCGGAGGTGGAGGGTCACTTAGTCCTACCGAGGGGATGGAAGTCGTTTATACTTCTCCGGCGACGAATCCGAACTGTACTTCGAATCCTACCATTCAGGTTACGGATTGTTGTGGAAGTACGGCAAGTATTCAATTGGCCGTAAATTGCTATACAGGTAGCGGAACGGCATTTTGCTGGGATGATCAAGAAGAATGCGTAGCCCCTTATTGGGAAAATGACATGTGTAAGGGCGGTATCAAATCATACATTAAAACATATTATTGCGATGGGACATTAAAGAGCGATTATGTATCAGGTTGTCAAGAGCCCGCATGGGTCGTAGAGGCTTCAGATTGTCATACGATTGTGGATGAGGCAGATTGTTTGGTAAATTGGTTACTCGCATGGAAATGCCCATGTAGTGGAAATCCTCCATGTGGCCCATTGATGGGATGTGTTGGGTGGCATGATCAACGAACCCAAGCCATGAAGGATGCTGGATGCTGTCCTATCAATCCAGAGACTGGTCTGCCCTATTAGGAGAGAGTATGGTTTTTGATCCTTGTCCAGAGAAATTAACACAACTTATATTAAAAGCAGGAACTGTTATTAGAGAATTAAAGGGGCTTCCAGAAGAGACAAATATTACCATCCTTTATAATGAAACGGCTCCCATGCTTGGAATTGTTGTCGTGCCCTTAGATTCCAGAGTTGTAAATCACCTTCCTCGACCAGATGAAATGAGGGATGAGGATGGAACATTTATTATTCCTAATAAACCATGTCCAAAATGCGGGAAGCTGACATTTCTAAGTTCTATTTGTCCTGGATGTAAAGATGCAGAGGGGGGAAAATATAAGTCTGGATATACGTGCGACGAGAAAAACGGTGGATGTGGATTTGTGGACGACAAAATGGGTGAGTGGATCACCCAAAGGTTATCCCGAATGGGAGTAGAAATTCAAACTGGAAGCAAGAAGTCGTTTGGGATTAAGACCATCACCGATGAAGGATTAAAATAATGACCATCGATCAAGAGAAATTTTATCGAGTAGAACCTGCCGTTGATTACAACGTGAAATATGACTATAATGATGTGCCGACGATCTGGAACTTCTCGCAAGACAGCGAAAGCATTATGCGTGGCCTCATGGGGCCTTTTGGAAGCGGGAAGAGTAGCGGGGCGATAATGGAGATTGTCAAGCGATCTCAGGAGCAGACCCCGGGCCGAGACGGAGTGCGGAGAACTCGTTGGGGAGCTGTCCGAAATACGAACAGAAATCTCGACGACACAACCCTCGTCACTTGGTTTCATTGGATCAAAGAAGGTCAATTCGGATATTATGAGAAAACTCCCCGAAACTTCATCCTTCAACTAAAGTGCCAGGATGGGACTTTTGCGGAAGCAGAAGTCCTCTTCCGNCCCCTCGATAAACCGGAGGATGTCGATAATCTCATGTCCCTTGAACTCACGGGATGTTGGTTCAATGAAGTGCGTTACATTCCGAAATTGATCTGGGATACGATGATCGGTCGAATCGGTCGTTATCCAGCGATGAAAGATGGCGGCCCAACATGGTCTGGGATTATAGGAGATACCAATCCACCAGACACCGATCATTGGTTCTATACTCTCTTTGAAGAGGATAAACCCAGGAGTTGCCCGGAATGCAAAAACCCGGACGGCGGCTTTGTCATGTTCGTTCGGGATGATCCCAAAGACTACAATAAACCTCTTTACTGTTCTAAGTGCGGTCGGAAGGAGGAAGAGGGCGTCCCAATGACTGCGATCTATAAACAACCTTCTGGCCGAAGTCCAGAAGCAGAAAATCTCAAAAATTTGCAAAGAGGCTATTATTCAAATCTTATGGTTGGAAAGGATCAGGGATGGATCACCGTTTATGTCGATGGAAAGTATGGGTATGTGAGAGACGGCAAGCCTGTTTATATGAATTGGACGGATGTTTTTCATCTTGCCCTAAAAGACTTGGAAGCTCATCGGAGTTATCCCCTTCTCTGCGGTTACGACTGCACGGGAAGAAATCAAGCGTGGGTGGTAAGCCAATGGCTCCCAAGCGGAAGGTTTCACACTTATGATGAGCTTTATGCGGAGGATACCGACGTTCGGACATTTCTAAGAGAAGTCGTTAAACCCTTTATGTGGGCTCATTACCAAGGGATGCCCATCCGGGTCATAGGCGATCCGGCGGGGAAAAGACGGGGAGACACAGATTCACGGAATGCTTATCTTGAGGCTAAAGATCAGCACGTCATCATTCACCCGGCCTATTCAAACACATGGGACGCTCGTTACGGAGCGGTCAACCGGCTCTTGATTGGGAGTCCGATTGATGGTCGTGGTCGATACCAACTCAATCCTCGATGCAAAATTCTTCATAAGG